CGTATATAGAGCTACCATCAAACATACCAAATAACATGTTATTTGTAACATCATTGTTGTAGATCAATCTAAATGATCCACTCATAAACAAGTTTCCAAATATTGTTTGAGATGCTTTGAATACGTTCGATCCGGTAGTTGCAAACGACCCAGACTTAGCTACGAATACGGGATCCGTTTCATTGAAGTAAGATGCTGTCGATGCATAAGAGGACGATATAGCATAAGTTGAGTATGATGCGGTATTAGAAAAACTAGAAGATATAGCATTTGTTGCAACTGAAGCGCTTACTGCTTGTAACACATAACTCGCAGTTTGTGCTAGTTGAACATATGATGCGGTACTCGAAAAAGAGCTACTTAACACAGACATAGATGATGTGTTAGATATTAGCACATATGGGGCTAACATTGAACTAGTTGTGCTAGTTAATACATAATTTGGCGCAAATGATGCTGTCGATGCATACGATGCACTAACTACCGAACCTAATAATGTTTGTGCAGTTAATGCATATGATGATGTTATGGCATAACTTGATGAAATATTATATAATGAACCGGTTTGTAATTGTCCCGGTTTAAACTGTCTTCCCATTATGCCCATCTCCCGTTGATAACTATAACATCGGTTGGTTCTATATTATATCCTAATGTAGACGTATTAAATGCAATTAGTTGATTTCCAGTATCACTCGGCGTCCATGTATATGCAACTTTATCTACGTATTGTCCATTTATATACACATTGAATTCATTTTTTGTAGCGGTAGTATTAGTAACTGGATTGATTGCTGCTAATCCTGTAACAGTAACTGTTGTACCATATGCATATGTTGCAATTTTATCTGTTAATAACGTTAAATATGACATGGTAGCCGCATTTATAGTCGCATTAGTTCCACCGGAAACAATCACATTACCTCCGCTGCTAACATAACCTTGTGCTTGTAATAAAGACGGTGGCACGATAGTAGATGAAAATATATCTTCTTCAACATCAATAATTTGGTTGAATGATAATTTTTTAATAGAATACATTTTTCTAACCGTAGATCTACGAGCTTCTTGTTCTGATAATAAAGTTCCTAACACCGTTAACGGTATAGTGGATCTAACTAAACGATCTTCTCCAACAGTATTAACTGTTTCGAAACTAATACTGCCAATTGATGTTGTAAATTTATTAGATTCATTACCCCATGCAAATCGACCATATGGTAGTATTTGATCTACAAGTGAATTCATTTGTGCAGTGAAATCACACCAAAGCATCATATCATATTCAACTGTAACATATTTTGGTATATCTACGATATAAACTTTTTCTGAACTTTGCGGATTATTTATTGGTACTGGAAATAAATCATCTTGATAACGATTACGTTCATTGTATTTTGTTTTATAAATACGAACGTTTTCAGACTGAGGACGATTAGTATCTAATGTACGTAATGCATCCCGTTCTGCTACTGAATTGCGTTTCAACATGATAACCGGTGATTGTAACATTCCTTTTTCATCTCGTAGATATCCTAATCTGCGAACATTATCCCATTTTTCTCCAGATGCATAAATAACAGGTACTGGTATAACTTGTTCATTAGACGTTATTTGTGGACGTATTTCATTGTCAATGAACCATTTAATTGCATAATCAATATCATATAGCGTTCGTTTTGGAGTACGAATTACATCGTCATCCCGGCGCGTTTGCATCGCGCGGTCTAATAACAAATCATCCGTTAATCCTTCCGTACGTTTAGGTTCCGGCTTATTTGTTTTACGATCGATATTTTGACGATTTAATCTAGGCATTAAAATCCTTTATATGCAAAATTATTATCACCACCTCTTCTTAAATTTTTAATTCCTAATGGAGTCTGTCTTGTTGCGTGAGCATTACATAATACAGATACAGCATAACCAAACTGATCGCCATTAGGATATGTTACAGGGTTTTTTCCTACAAAATATTGTTTGATATCTACATTTTCTAATTCATAGTATTCATTATCCCAAAAAACTATATCTCCAACCTCTGGCATAAAATCCGCTCGCTCTAAAATATCACGTGCTATAGCAAATTGCGCAGTTCGAGTATATGAATGTCCATAATCATCCATATTAGAAGTTTTATCATCTTTTGTAATTAAACATGGAATTAATATAGAATCATAATATGTTTTTGCTTCTGATTCACCGTATATATTTGATTCGGTTCTTTCTACAATTAATTTATAAAATTCTATTTCAGTATCCACAATAAAATTCAACAACTCAGAATTAATTGCTGCTAAAAATTTTGCATCTCGAATTCCACCAAATAAAGCCATATTACGTCTCCTATCCTACATAAATCTTCATTGGTACTTTACCTAGTATTTCACTCATCTGAGTTGCTTCGGCATTTTGACGTGTTAACATCTGTTCTCGAGTCATTTTATCTAAAAATTCTCGAAGTTGAGTAATTAATGCTTCTTTTTCTGTTTGACCCTGTGATACTAAATCAGATCCGTTAAGTGTTACTTCAGCATTAGGTATAGGAATTGATGAATATTTATTACGAACATATCCTAACATTTCCTTTGCAATAGCGGCACCATATTTAATTATCCAAGATCGCCCCATATCATTAATGCTACTGTATGTTTGATATTTATATGGTATATTAGACGGGTCACTTACAACTCCTGTTAGAAGTGCTGTATTACCAAATAAAAGTGCATCGCGATCTTTTTCTTCTGCAAAAATATATTCAACCCAAACTTGACCGTAAAATATGCTAGAAGCTGAACTTCCTGTACCAGCAGTCGGAATTGGCCAAAACTTAATATCATCTCCATGTATCTCAAAAGAATAATGAGACTTACGTATCTGATCATTAAATTCAATTGCTTGTAGTCTTAATAAATCTGCATGTACTGGCATCATCATGAAACTGATCGATGGAGAAAATCCTCCAAAGTTAAATGAATCTAGTAATTGCTGAGAACCTAATCCGGTGCCGACAAATGGATCAAAATAACGAACAATTGCCGGAGGTGGTATATGTAATACTCGTTTAATTTCAATTGAACTAGTTGCAGATAATGACCCCGAATCAGCTGCCATAGATGCAGATACAGCAGCTCGCATACTATATGTTTGCTGGCCAGGTATCATATCTATTTTTACCTTACGCCATTTTACAGTACCTCCAGAGTCTGCTTCAGTTCCATATGCTTTTGATAACTTAGTAATATATCCCATTGAGTTACCAACAACTGCACCAGTAAATCCTTGACTTGTTAGAAAGCTAGAACCGGTTTGTATACCCAATGTATTTACCAAGTTATTAACAATGTTAATTTGATTTACTTGATTAGAATATTCTATTACAGCAGCTTCAAATGCAGTATAAAAATTTATATCCTGCAATTCTACGTCCATTATAGGATATCCTACATGTTGAGCTGCAAATTTTGCAAACTTATCTGCATGAGATTGAAACAGTGCATCGCTATCGAAGAAACCAAATGGTGTAGATCCAACAGTAAATGAAGATGAACCTGGCCATATTGGTTTATTTGCACTGTAATCCATGTTATCTCCTTTTTATTATAAATATTAATACTTTTCATTTAGAAGGTTTAAAATCTCTTCTAAAGCAGCATGTCGATGATTATCCGTTAAAATAATTTCATTCACAAAATTAGATGGTTTTAATTTAGGTACTTCATGCACTGCAGAATCATTTGCAAATTTTAAATCAATTTGATAACGATCCCCAGTTAGTATCATGATACTTTCTTTACCTAACCTAGATAATACCATTTGTAATTGTTGTTTTGTTAGATTTTGAAATTCATCAACAATACAAATTGCATTATCAAAAGTACGTCCTCTAAAGTGTGCTAATGAAACTAATTCAATATTTTCTTCTTTTTCCATCTTATCCAGAATTTCTGGTTTATTATATACTTTACGCATATTGCTTCGCAGCGGAACTAACCATGGATCCATCTTTTCTGCTAATGACCCGGGTAGAAATCCATTATCTTCATTAGACACTGTAGGCCTTGTTATGATAATTTTATTTATCCTTCGTTTAAAAAACATATCTAACGCAATTTGAACTGCTAACAATGTTTTTCCAGAACCAGCTTTGCCTAATATAAAATTAAATGGCGTTTCAATAATTTTTGCTTTTGCAGATTTTTGTTCTTCTGATAATGTAATTGAAAACTTAATCTCATTTTTTGGAGGTGTTTTCTCCTTGTTTGCGGTAGCCATAATTTTCCTAAATAAATGTAACTTAAAATAATTTTGTAAGGGTTGAATCTCGAAGTGTCATGTCTTTAAGTGTTTCAATCTTACCTAAACATGCTCTACGCAATGCTTTAAATGTATCATGCGGCGGATGTGGAGTCATTACTTTGATAGTAACTAATTCTTTGTCTGGACCTAGATCTTGTTCAATATGCACCATTAGCACTAAACTAATTGCACGTATCCGGTCTAATACATCTACTAGACGACCATTGTAACGAATTATAACTTGCATCGAATATTTGTTATAAGGTACTGCCATAATACTTCTTTTTAATATAAATATCGGACAGTAAAAAAGGGATGACCGAAGCCATCCCTCTTTTTAATTCTTTAATTCGTTAAACGGTTAAATGAATTAATCAATTAACTATTAAAGAGTGTTCAAACCATGAACGTATACTTTTCCGTAGAATTCTGGACGAACTACTTTCTTCGCGTAACGTGTCATGACACCTTTACGTGGAGTGAAGTTAACTGGATCGTATACAAGTGGAGTCATGATTAGAGGAATGTATGGGCTAAATACAGCACCTGTTTCAAGGAACTGCGCACCACGGAATCCCATAAGGATTACATTCTCTAACATGTATGGGTTTTTGTAAACTGTGTAGCGGTTATTGATTGAACCAATTTTTTGCACACCAGCTGCAAATTCCATTTTAGTACCATCTGTATCTGCAGCAAATCCAGGGATAGACTCAAGGATAGTTGCAACAGCAGGAGAAGTTACAAGGAAGTTAGCACCACCACGCAATGTTTTTTGGTGAATCTTGTTACTTACTTTTTGAAGTTTAGTACCAAGAGTTTGGAACCATCCACCTTGTGTATTGTAATATCCATCACCAACTGCGGTAGCCGCACCAGCACCACTTTGTACAAATGTGCTTGTTGCAGAATTCCAGAAGTTGTTATTCAATGCTGACCAATACTCAGTTGTAGGTGCAGCTGCAATCAACATATCAAGGATTTCGAGATCGATTTCCATTGATACATACTCAGAAAGCATTGAAGTCAATTCGGCTTCAGCATCAATTGAGTGATAAGCGTTAAGGTCTTGAGCAAATTCAGGAGTCCAAACAGCTTTCAACTTACGAGTCTTAGCAACGATTGGCTCAGATTGCATTTCAAGGTTAATTTCTGGGATATCGATATCCGTACCTTGATCGATACCACTTGTACCATATGCAGTACCTTTAAATGGATTTGTGTCTTCGAAGTCACCTCTGGTAATATCAGTAGGCTGTTTGCTATAATTCAATTTGAAGTTAGATGCACTAATTGCAGTTTGAATTTGTGTTGCAACAGACCCAGAAACTACAAATGATGCAGTGTAATTGCTATCAATAGTAGAGAATGCTTGAATCGGAACGATTTCAGTAGCAGCAGATCCAGAAGAGAATGTGAAAGAACGTACTGCATATAAATCAGCATTAGTAGGTACGTTAATGGTAATTACTTTATATTGTGCCAATGATGAAGAGTAAGCACCATCTGCATTAACTTGTGACACAGTAGGAGCAGATCCAGTAGCCGCAGTTACTAGAGAAGATGTTTCATTGATAGAATATCCGAAACGACCAGCACCATAAAGACCACCGGAAGGATCTCCAGATGTAGTAGTAACACCGAACATAGAGTCATCTGCATTTGGAGAACCAAATGGATTACCTGTTCTGTTCAAGTTGTCATCATCAAATCCAGGTTGTTTTGTACCATATTTGAAATCAAGATAGAAAATAAGTCCAGAAGGCAAATTCATTGGCTGTACAGAAACGAATTCTTTAGCTGCAAATTCAGCAAAGATTCGACGTACCAATGGAAGTGCAACACCTGCCCATTCTTCAGATCCAGCTGCAGTACCAGTAGCTGAAGCTTCTTTTACTAGTTGGCGTGCTTGGTTTTCAAGCAATTGAGACATACCTGCTCTTTCGGTCTCGCCACGTAGACCTTCTAAAAGTCCTGTCTTCTCCCATTTGTTAACCAAAGCTTTAGCTTGGTTACGTTGGATGAAGTCATTCGTTTGTAATAAATTTGAAATACTCATCTTTTTGTTTCCTTTTTTTTTAATTTTATAGCAATCCTGCTAATTTTTTCCATCTATCAGCTAATTCAAATCCTTCGTTCAAAATAGGAGCATATGTTGGAGCTGTAGTTGCAACTGGTCTAGATGCATATGATTCTCTAACAACACGCTTCTTAGTTGGACGTTTGAATGATTCAGCTAAAGTTGTAAACACTAATTTTACTTCACGAGTTGTACCTGCTCGGTCAAAGTTTTCAATCACTTTCATTTTTTGACCTTCATTCAACTCAAAATTGCGGAACAATTTGTTTGTGTAAAGAAGTTTTGCATTAAGAAGATTAACTTCGTTGATGATGCTTTTAAGTTGACGAACTGTTCGATAAGCTTCTTTAAGCTCTTCTTCTTTTTCTTCAACTTCTGCTTTTAAATCTTCTACTTCATCAGCTGGTTCTTCTACACCGTCTTCTTCCCGAAGAATTGCTTCAATGATTGTATCGATATCACCTTCTTCCATCATATCATCATCCATCATTGGATCTTCTTCTGACATATAACCTTCTGGCATCATCTCGTCATCTGGCATATCAGGTGTCACCATATCATCACCCTCATTCTGCATGTCAAGTTCACCTTCCAACTCACGGATAATCGATTCAAGATTTAGATCTTCTTCTCCACCTTCTTCGAATTCATCACCTCCTTCTGCAGGAACCTTTTCAGCTCCAGCTTCCATTTCTTCTCCACCGGCTGGCTCTGAAATTTCATAATCATATGTGTCGCCACCTACTGAAAATGAAATATCATTATCAACCCATTCAACTCCTCCTTCAGCTTCTCCGCCTTCCATGCCAGCATCAGCAGTTTCTTCGTCTCCGCCTTCTAGTTCGTCTTCCATTTGTTGTTCGAACATTTCAGCCATTCGTGGGGTGAATGCTTCTTGAAGAGCAATTTTTGCATTTGCTAGTGCAGTTTCTTTAACAGCACGTGCATCGGCAATCGCTTGTTTTAGCAAATCAGATTTTGCCATGTTTTACTCCTTAAATTTTTGTTTTTGGAAATAAGATTATTTGAAATCTTAATAGAATATTTTATAAACTAATAAACGCTATATCAGATAAAATAGCGTATTCTAAAATAAATATAAGCAAGTTTGAAAAACCAGTAAAAAAGCCCTAACTTTTTTGCTAGGGCTTAATTTTTTTAATTAGTTATGCTATAACTTACACAGAATGTTGATCGTAAACTTTTTGCATAAACTGTGCTTGTTGAAGTTGTTTTCTCTTTTTTACACTGGGTTTAATAAATTCTTTTCGATCTTTTACAGAATTTAATATGCCAGCAGATTTAACTTTACGTTTCCAAGTTTTTAATGCATAACCTAAATCATTACCAGATACTGCTACTGCTAAAGAATTTCCAGCTACGATTTGTTGATGTTGTTTTTGTTTTTTACTTATCATATATTTTATTGTTTAACTTTAAATCTAAATTTTGAGATACCCGGTGACTGCGATATATATCCTTGTATTCTCTGAGAATCTTTATAAACATCTGTTCCGATTCGAAAATAGATATATCCAGCTTTTGTACCAGATTTAGTTGTATATATTTCTTTGTTAATTATTTCAAATCCTTTTTTCTTAGCCCATGTAATAATATCAATCATTGTTTGTTTAGCAGTCGCAGGATCAGTAAATAACATCTCTACCCCGCCTTGATAATCAGTAATTTTATTTACTAGTTCTGCTTCATCTAATTCAGCATTTTCTAATTTAACATCTAAACCTTGATCTGTCATTTTTTTTATATCAGCTGGCTTTGATATTTTTGACATTCTAACCGAGCCTTTTGTAGGAGTTGTACCCGGGGCTGTTTGTTCAGTTAATCCAAAAAAGTCTCGATATAATTTTTTAAGTGTATTCATTAGTAATATACCTTAAATATAAATAATTACTTGCTATTTTCCAAATTAACCAACTTTAAAGTAGGTGCTAAGATCTTTAGCAATATCTTCATATGCAGCAGATAAACGTTGTTGAAGTATCGACATTTCTTTTGCAGTTGCTTCAAATGTTTGATATGATGCATTTAAGTTTTTCATGTGTCGTTTAATAGTTACTTGATCAAACCAATCTTTATTTTCAGTAGTTATTTTTTCTGCCTTTTCAACCATATCTTTTACTCTACCCACAAGATTTTGAAGATTGCCGCGGCCATAAACAGCATGCCCGAGCTGACTAAAATTTCTTACTTGAGCTAAAAATTGTTGTTTTTCTTCACGTGATAATTTAGGTTGATCTTCTTCACCAATCATCATTTCTAAAAGTCTTTTTAAATTTGGACTATCCATTATATTATCCTACATTTACCATCTTCACATAAAATAGATGTAATGATGCTGTTTACACGTTCGTATTTATTTGTTTTCTTGTTTACTGATTCTGACATATATGATGCATGCATAAATGCTCCATGTGGGCGCATAAATGCTCCATGAGTAGATGGATTAGATACAAAGTCCCAACATATTAATTCAAAGTCTTCTTGTACCTCAACTACTCCTTCGTTTCTGAGCTCTTTAACAGATCCTAAACCTCTCGACGAAATACCTAATGTGATACCCGCTCGAAATAGTTCCTTAAGAATCTTACCAGAAGGTGTATCTAAAATTTGAACTACACCTTTTAAATCATCACCTTCCCACCAAATTTTCAAAACATTATGAGATACATTGTTTAGGTTAACTACTGACGATTCTGGATGATCTAGTTCTCCTAAAGCTCGATGTTGATCTATATATTCTTGCTGGTATCTACGACATTCTCGTTCTAGTATCGGTTTCGGATATACTCTTCCGTTTTGGTTTTTTGCCCCAGCTCTTTGTAAAACTCCTTGAACTACAAAACCTCCAGGTATCCCATATGCATCGCCGTTAGACTCTTTTAAAGACCCAACCGGTTTAAATGGCATATATTCTACTATGAGTTGTTTTGTCATGTTATTCCCCTAATGTTCTTATTCGTTCTGATATTTTAATCAATCGATTTGAAATTTCTGTTAATGCTTTTTGTGCGCCTGGTCCGTAATTCGTTGCTGCGACATTTGATTCTCGTTTCAATCTTGAATTATATTCAACTAGTTGTTCAATTTCTTTAAGTCGTTTTGCTACTTCCCGAATCGTCGCTTTTACTTTTTGTTCGGGTGTTATCTTAGAATTTCCAGTTGCAAATTTTTTATATGATTCTATTAATTGTTCATATTTTGCCTCGAGCATTTCTTCTACACGTCCTTTTTTTATACCAGACCAATCATATTCTACTTCAGCTTTAACTGATTTATGTGCTGGTTCATCTTTATAGTTATGACGCGAAACTAACGGTTTAGATGGATATTCATATTTGTTATGTTGCCAATCAGCATCAGAATCTGCAAATGGAAATTTATCCATATATTCTTCTTCAGAAGATTCTGGTTTTTGATAACGTTCGTCTTTATATGAATATGATGGAGGTTTATTTACTGATTCATTAACTCCAGATGCATATCCAATTTTTTTATTTTTCCAATGGCCAGGTGATGCAAATGCTGCAGGAGTGTTATATCCAGCAACACCGCCAGTTGTTGACATTTCATCTAATTCTTCTTCATCGGATTGTTCATATGAAGATGTAGTATCGTCTTCTTTTTCTAATTCGATGAATTTATCTTCTATTTCTTTGAGAAATGACCTCATAAATGAACTCCTTTTAATTCATCGACTAAATCAAAATAGCGAAGCAATGAAAGAATATGCGATTCTTTTATAGTTTTCATAGTTTCAACATTGCATAACATTTCAGACAATTTTGTTACTTTTATTTTAGTAGCAGCATCTGTTATTTGTTTTGCTTGTGTAGCTAATTCACGTTTAATAGAAGGTATAATTTTTTGTATGTATTCTTTTAATGCAACTGTGTCATTAACATTTGTAATATATTTCTGTAACAAACCTTTTTGAGATTCGGATAAAACTGAATATTTTTTATTGAATTTATCTACTAATAATTGATATGAAAGTAATCGCATATCTTTAGATTGTGATTGAAACTCTTCTAATACTTGATCTTGTTTTACAGTAACACGATTATTAGAAATTAATCCATGTTCAATTATTGCATTTTTACATTCCATCAAACGTTTTGGATTATCCGATTCATCATACTCAAACAACATGTTAATAGAAGCTAAAACTTTGTAATTATTGATATGTATTTTTGCCATATCTGTAAAAACAAATTTTTCTGAAATTTCTTTTACTAAATTATAACGTTGTCGTTTTAATACGCTTTGATTTAGGTTTTTATGTGCAGCTTTTACTGAACGAATATAATCTAAAGCTCGTGCATCTGTTTTAAATTGTTCTTTAATTAACGTGTTATACAGATGCAATTCCTTTGCTAATTCAGTATTCTTACCAAAATATTTTTTAATTATATCGATTGCTACTGACTTATTCGAGGATAATGTTTCTGAAGTTAACTTTCTAACTAACATTTCAAACAGAATAGCGGTGTTCTTGTATTTTGAATGTTTTAGTTTCTTCATGATTAGTTTCGTTGCCTTAAATCTTTTTAATAAATATGTTTACAATTACAAAATGTTGTTTTCATCTAACATTGTACCAGCATCTTTATCGGTTTCTGATAATTGAGTTGTTTTTAATGATTCTGTAATTATACCGACCTCTTTGTTATGTTTTAATTTTAGTTTTCTAATAAAACTTTCTACAGAAATAGTAGGATTGTTTTTGAAATTAGGATCTGGTTGAAATGCGTTGCGTTGATTTTCAGGATCAAATGCTTGACGAAGTTCTTTTCTACCCGTAGGATCCCATCCGAATTCATTTTTATGTTGACCAGATTTTATTCCTTCTTTTGGACGTCCACCTAAATCTTTTTCTTCAACCTCTTTACTTGACATATGAACGGTTGCTAAATCGTGCGGAGTACCAAATGAAACCCCAGTAACTGATGGATCATTTCCTTCTTGTTCAATTTGATTTTGTCGGAATCTAAGTTTGAGATCTTCAATAACATTGGTTCTTTCTTGAAGCCATTGTTCTTCAGACATATTGAATATGTATTCATAAATATACTTATCTGAAACTAATTTTGAATCTTTCATTGCATTAGCCAACGTTATCTTTTCATTCATCAATGCAACTTTTTGTTGATCATAAATAATTGAAGGTGATGTTAATTCTAATTCAAATCCAACTAAATCTTCTCCTTCGAATCCCTGAGCATATAAATGCACAATTGCTATCTTAGTTAATTCAGACACAACAATTTTTTGAATTCGTTCAATAGTTCTAGCAAAACGAATATCCATTGATGCTAATGTAGTTTTACCTTCTACTGCTTCAGAATAGCCTAAAAATGGTTTTGGAACTTTTAGTGCAGCTAATACTTTATCTTTGATATATTCAATATCATCCATTCCAGTAAATGTCATTCCTGGTAATGTGTCTATAGATGTTGTTGATTGCCCTCCGCGAACTGGTAAGTAATAATCTTCCAGCATATTATTCAAATTGAATCGCAAATTGTAATTTCCTGTATTTGGATCTACATGAGGAATTTTTTTCATTTTATTGATAATTTGTTCCATGAATGTGTCTACTTCATTTGGTGGAATATTACCAATATCAATTTTAAAAATACGTTTTTCCGGGGCGCGCATAATACGATGTATTAACATCGCATCTTCCATCATCATTAGTTTTTGAAACTCTTTACGAGCACCTTCTAACATAGATCTACCATATGGTAAAAAGTTAGAATCAGATAACATACGAAAATGTGCTACTTCAAACACATCATACGTCATTTGTTCAGAGCCTACATTTTTGAATTTAATTTCGTATTCGCCGGTAGCTTGATTATATTCTTCCCAACGCTCCATTTCATAACTAGAAAAAGGACGAACATTAATTATTCCATATTCTTCAGCAATATCTAACTTTAAGAAAAAATCTCCGTATTTAGTTACATTGCGAATCCAAGCCCATAAATTGAACTCAATATTCAATACGTCGTAAAATAAATTGTAAAGTATTTTTTGAATATTTGTTTTATTGGTTTTGATTGTGAGTATTTCACCAAATTGATCTGCTAACGTTGATTCATCTGAATAAATATCTAATGCGGAATGAATAAGTGGATCTTTATCCATCATTTCATAGTCAGCATATAGCTGCATACGATTCTGCTGCATATAGTAGTTAGAATCATATCCACCCATACCTCCTACACGATGTTTATTTGCACCATGTAATCTAGTATATCGATCAGCAACTTTGCTTTGTGCTAGATTTCCTACACTTTGTAATCTATTAGTATCTACTACACGTATTTGATTTTTGCCATACGCTCTAACAATAACATTGCTACCAAATAGATTTTGTAAACGTTTTCTTAAAGACGCCATATTTTCTTTTTAATATAAATATAACTACGCACAGAACCAACTCATTTATTTAATGAGCCAGGTTAAACTTTCATCACCATCTCCGGCATTCCATGTCCAGCCGGTATCTTGTGCATTTCTTTTTCCGGTCATGATAACCGGATTTGTTTTTTGAAACTGAGATAAAGCTCGTTTGTTTAAGTCAATTCCATGTTGTCGCAGTTTTAATGCAGTATCGCGTAACCATAGTGTAATTGCAAAAGACATTACCAAGTCATCATTATATCCTTGTTGTGCCTGTGCTTTACCATTTAACCAAACAAATACTAATAGTTCTTGTATAAGCCGTTTACTACGTATAATCGGAGTTTTTTGACGCATATACATTTCCAATGCAGAAATCATTAATGGACGAGTACGAGCGGTAGTTGATACTCCAGGAACCATTTGAGTTTTATCCTTCATATCATAACCTTTTCTGAGTTGCACATCTGCATCTGTATAACCATCATCACGGTATGTATAATGAAGATTTTGGTATCCGCGGTCTAGTGCTGGTTGTATGGCTGCCCAACCAATATTTGCATTTTCTATTGCTAGCAAAGCATTATTCCATTCGGTAGCTACTGTTACGAGCATGTTACCAAAATCATTTGGCGGTATTTTTCCTTTATATTCAGCAACCTGACGTACCGATTCTACATCAAATATTTGAAATGTAGAAAAGTCAGCTCCATCACCTCGGGCAACGTCAGCTATTACTGTATAATCGCGAGAATAGTCTGGATACTCCCATACCCAATAATTTCCATCAAATCCTCTACGTTCTATAGGATCAGAACACAATGCATCATATTCTAATAGTAACGGACCATCTACTACAGTATGACCTGAACTAACAAAGTCACAATCACATTCTTGAGCTGCGCCCCGTTCACCTAATAACTGCGTTTGTTCGTCTCGCCATGTTTGATCTCGTTCTGGGTGCACAGTCCAATGTAGTTTAATTGTATGGAATCCATTAATGCCAGCTTCTGCATCTGCCCATGTTTGATGAAACCAGTTACCAACACCATTAGGGGTTGAAAGAACAATAGCGCCACCACCTGTCGATAGTGTTGCTTGAGAGGCTATCCATATTTCTTCTATGTTACGTATAAATGCAGCCTCATCTACAATTAGCAATGATAATGCTTCAGAACGAGCTCCGGTTGTTGCTGATGAAACTGCTTTAATCTGTGAACCGTTTCGAAACTTAAGTGATAATTTATTATCTGCTTCTACATTACCTTTTAACCAACTTGGTAAATTTTCATGCATGACACGCACTTTTGTTACTAAGTTTTTGGCTACTTCTTGTGTAGTTGCAATAACAAGAACGTTAAAATCTTCTGCAAACAACATGCTCCATAGAGCAAATCCGGCAGATAGTGTTGATATACCTAACTGCCTAGATTTAAGTATAACGTTGTATCGGTTATCTCGAAGTTCTGCTAATGATTTTTCCTGGAAATCATATAAATTAAATTTAATCTTACCTCGTTTAGGATGTTGAATATAACAATAATTGCGCATAAAAAATACAGGGTCTTTAGCACACATCATGTACTGTTGCTGTATTATTTGTTTTATATTTGGTGTTTGCGCCATTATTTTAAATACTCATTGATAATTACTCCAGTAAACAATGTAGTTATAATTCCACTACCAAACCAAAGAAATTTACTATCATACCATTTTGGTTGAAGACGCTTTTCTCGTTCAATATATAAATCAATATTTGATTTTAAAAGTTTTGTTTGTTCTGTATGATATGCAATTTGCATGGAATCTAATTTAATTACTAAATTTAATTCTCGAGCTAATTTATCTTGCCGTTCAATAATTTTTTGATTTATATCATCCAATTCGTATAAGGAATCCACCGTAAACAAGATATCTCGCATTTGTTCTTCTGTGAAACAAGTATCTGGAATTTGTTGTGAATAACATGCAAATGGAAATAACAATATAACTAATAATTTTTTCATGATTTAGCCTTTGGTTTTCTGCCTCGTCGTTTTGTTTTATTTAAAATGTCTTGTTTTACATCTGAAATATCTTTTGTATCAGCAGACGTTGGGTTTATATCATTTCGCTGTTCTTTAAGATCTTTTACTTCCTCAGCAGTTTGCTTTGCTGTTTGTATAGCATCAGATCGATGATCTTCAATAACATCAATCTTACCATTGATGTTATCTATTTTTTGTTTGTTATCATCAATTTTTGTAGCAACTTGTGTTGCTTTCTGTTGATTGTATTTTTTTGTTAAAAATAAAATTCCTAGTATAGTAGCAATACCACTAACAATCCATAACCAAACATTTTTAATTGTTTTCATTTTGTTCCGTTTCTCCGTTTAATTTTTTTAAAAAGTTTTCTTTGAATTTTGCAAATTGGTCTTCTATTTGTTCTTTGAATTCTTCAGGTGTCATTTTTGCTGACCAATGTTCTGTTTCTCCATCTGAATTGGTAACAAATGTAGATGCAGTTGTGTATGCTTCTTTTAACATTTCAACATCTCGCTCCGCGGAGCGTAGCCATGCTAACGCATTTTCTCGTATTTTATTGCGTTCATATTCTTCATACTTGCCTTCTTTTTTTAACTCATGTTCCATTTCAATAACACAATCAAAACACATTCCATGTATTTTTTGCATTTTAATATCCAATGGATGTTTACCTAAACAGGTACATGTTTCTTTTTGGCAATTTGGAAATGAACGAAGTTCTTCTCGTACTGTCTGTAATACTTCGCTTGATTTTGTTTTTTTAATACGAAACCCATCACGTTGTTCAATAACATAGGTAATACCAGTAACTGAATCAGTTTCTTCCCAGATATCACCAATGTCTCGTTTACGATTTTTTTCTGCTGTTTCTTCAGCATCAGAAAATCCGATAGTTTTCTTTGTTTGAAACTTGTGTTGCCCTTCTAACATTTGTTGAATGGCTTTAATGTTTTGTAACTTTTTTGACATAACTTATTTTTTAGATTTTTTATCGGATCCCAATCTTTCTAGTTTATTAATTGCATATGTACGTAACATTTGAAAGAAATTTTTAGTATCTCCATAATTCATTTCCGAGGTAACTAGTTTAATAACTTTTGCAAAAGATTTAATTTTTTCTAGAGTATCAGGCATCTTTTTTAAAGATTTAACAAATGGATCTGTATCTAATGCGTCTTTTGTTTCAGGATCTGCTTCTTTATCTGCATCTGTATCTGCTTCCTTTTCATCACCGCCATCTTTAGGTGTATCACCGCCAGCTGGAGGTGGTGGTGCTCCAGTGTCGGCAGGTGGTGTAGCAGCTGCATCCGCAGGTGGAGTTGATCCTCCAGCTGCCGGTGGTGGTGCTGCTGCGTCTGCCGGTGGTGGTGCTGCTGCGTCTGCCGGTGGTGGTGCTGCTGCGTCTGCCGGTGGTGGTGCTGCTCCAGTGTCAGCAGGTGGTTCATCTGCGGGAGGTGGAGTAGCCTGTTCATTTAGTATTTTTTGTATTTTTCTTCGTACATATTCGCGAACTAGATACTCTCGGTGTTCACGCGTTAAATTTTCTATTTTATCTTTTAAAGCATCTTTAGTATCTTTTTCTTCTCGTTCCGATCTTTTTTTCAAACGCTTTGCTGCAGTCTTTGGATCGTAATCACCATCTTCGATTTTTGCATATAAACGATCATCAGCATCATATTTAACATCAATATTACCAGTATCAACCATTTCTTTATCACGCTTACGCAATACACCTAGTTGCTTTTCACCGGTGGATTTAGGATTCATTCCACCTTTTTTATCATCCATGGTATAATCTTTAAGATCTTTACGAGCGGTGTATTTTTTATTTTCTGGTTTTTTATACTTGCTTTTATGTTTTTCTGCCATTGTATATCCTATTTTTATATAAATATCAGCGTGCGTATTTTAACACTCCTAAAATTTGATTCACTGGTGCAAATGCTCCCGTCATTTTATATGTATTGCCTTGATATGTGAATACTATCCCTTCAGACGGAACGATAGAATCAAATCCTCCTAGTTTTTGTATTCGTTGTAATTCTAATTCTAGTTTTTTAATAGTATCTGGATTAGGTGAGGTTTGTAGATCCTTGATAAGTTCAGCCATTTCTGATTTAA